GATCACTATCAAAGCCGAACGCCTTGTAATCGTTCTCGTTCGTATATAACGAGAAGTCATCATCGTCATGTGATTCGCTGATCTGTGAGCCTACCTTCATAACGTGTGTAGGCTGGTAGAGAGACTTGTACTCTTCTCCCTTTTTAGTTGCATATCGTGCCTTGATAAACTCGGATGACAGGTAGTCACATTCCATCATCCACTTGGCATCACTACCATCCATCTCTAATGCATTGGGATCAACCAACACACTACCGGGACTTCTAAACTTAATAAACGGTCCCGATGGCTGTAATATATCAATGCTCGTTTCAAGTGCCTCGATGTGTCCTTCGATCTCCTCGATCTTCTGAGGCTTCTTGGCTTTCTCTAACTGCTTGGCTAACTTGGACAAATCAGCAAGTGCCTGCTCGCTGCTTTCTTCTTTAGTATTCCATCCGACCTTTAGCCATGAGCGATTAGCCAACAACGTAGTGACAACACAACGTTTTGCCTTGGCTTTAATATTTAATCCCGGTGCTGCTTTTTTGTGTCCAAGCACATTAACCAGCCGTTCAAGCATAGTAGCCATCGGCTTGCCAGCTTCCGTATTAGACGTAAACTCTGCACGAGGATTACGAGAATACAGCGCAGGAACCATTGTGGTAACGTTCGCAAAAACAACGTTCTCAGTTTCCGTAATATTGTTGTTAAGCCTCGCGTTTCCGACGACGTTGCCTGAACCTCTTTCATTAGAGAGTCTATGATCAGATTGATCATTTTCATAATACCTTATTGCTTCTTGCCATGCATTGCTTACGTCTTCTACACTTTTAACAGCCAGGTCACGTCTGGATTTCCAGACAGAGCCATACGCTTTGGAGACAGGTATCTTACTGTCACCAACAACCTTATAAACAGGTTCCCGTTTCTTTGGCTTCTGCTCTTGCTCGCCAATAGACTGGGATATATTCGCCTCAACTTCAGGAGGTAGTTGTTCTTCGCTCATCTACTTCTGCCCTTGCACAATATCTGATAACATATCGTCTACATATCCACCAAAGTAAGTCTTCTCAGGGAATAATTCGGCTTCTCCTAACTCTTTTTTACGTTTTTCAAGCTCTGCGATTAGTTCCTTATAGCTTTTTACTAGTTCCTTATTCTCTGGGACATCCTTCATTGCCTGCTTTAACTCTTTTATTTGTTCATCTAAATCTAGTCGCATACTCTCAAGATTAGCTGACCTGTCTTCAATTAGTTGCAAGTCTTGTGACTTTTCTTCAAAGTCCATCCTTGCGGCAACATCATCTGCAAGCTCGTCAGAAGGTTTCGAGGATACCTTTTTAAACTCGTCTTCTCGCATCTTGTCCAGCATTTCATCACGTTTTGTGGGCGCTCCTTTACCCGGCCAACGGACAAATGGATCGCCTTTGGAGTAGTCCTTTTCAGGCCACTTAGCATCGTCTGGAACTTTGTCATCTTTACGCTTTTTCTTCCATCTCGGGTCTAAGTCATCTACCTGAGTACCTTTTGTTCCCGGTCGCCTACCAGCTAGAGGATCAATATACGGTCCTTGTGAGGCGAATAGTTCTTGTTGTAATGGATTATCAGAAGATGGAGTCCCTTTTGCGACTTCTCGATTAGGCAATCCCAAGTTTCGCTGTTGTAATTCATTAAATACTGCTTTTAGAGTATCTTCTTGTGCCTGTAATGACTGAGCAAACTCAGGCGAATCAATACTTTCTTCACTCCAAGCAATGCGTTCCGTACCATCCCCCTTTAAAGGCCATGTACTTGTCTCAGACTTGCCTAATCTTTTGTCCATATCAGCAAGCTGGCGTCTTTCGTTCTCTATTAGCTGTGGGCTTTTCTTTTCTCCCGGCGTTTTCTGTAGTGCTGCACCTAAACGTGTTGTAGATGGACTAGTTCCTGCTGTACCCGGCTTAGTCGCATTAAGGAGTTGGATGTATCTTGATAGATTTGGGAATGCTGATGAAAATCCTTCAGGATCGAGCAAGTTCATCATCTGCATCTCTTGACCTGTAGAGGCCATCGGTGATGTACTTTGCCAACGTCCTGTACGTGTCGCAGCTAGTTCAGGATGTTTTTCTTTAAACCATCCTTGAAATTGCTCTATCTCTTCTTTGATTGGGTTTTGTAAGGCTTTCAAAGATTCCTTTGTTACAAACTCTTCTTCACCACGTATAGGAACTCCAACAGGTTTCTCGGCTGCTTTTGATCGTTGAATATTACTGAGTTGTCTAAAACTATTTGCAGCATCCATCTGATCAACAAGTATCGCTCGTTGAAGAGGGTTCATACTCTGCCATTTAGGTTCGCGCCTTAATACTTCCTCAAATATTCTTCTAGTATTAGGAACCATCTTAGTCGACTCACCGACTTGTTCCATAGTGGCAGCGTCCCATACAGGATGTGATACTGGGACATTCTCAGGAATATCTGGGAACAAACTCATGTGAGTTCGATTTTCACCGGGAATTTGTGTGCCTGTATGCCTAACCCCTTGTCTATGAACTTCTACCAACGATCCCGGTTCTTTCGTCCGCAAATACTGTGGTGGTAGTCCTGTCTGTGCTTCTCGTGCTTTTACGAAGTCTGGGTGCAAATCTTCTACAGGAATATCCTTTGAGGCATAAGGACTGCTAGATATGTTTCTAGCTCTTTCTGCTCTGGGAAACTCTTTTAACCACCAATCATGATCGGTGCCTATTTCCTCAATATTCCTAGCACTAGGTATTCCTGCTGCTGCTTCTTGTGGTATGAAAGGTGATGGCTTAATAAACTCTTCTTGAAGTGGGACTAATGATCCAGCTTCTGATCCCCTTGTCTGTTCTGTAATACCAGCAGCACCTCTAGCTAATATTGCTTGTTGTTGTGCTTCGGGTAATTGGTAAAAGTTTTCTGGCAAGACAACTTCTGGGTTTTCAGGAACTAGTCCTGTTCCTTTAGCCACTAATCTATTGTCCTTACCTATCCGTTTAATGCCTTCATCAGTTCCTTGACGGACATTAGACAATGATTCTAATAGTCGTAGCAATGCGCTCGGATCAATTCTAGGCATGTCTCATACTCCGACGATCTTCCTGCACATCACGTTCACCCCACTGACGCCAACCAATCTCTTGAGGTTTAGGTGTTATAAGCAGCTTAGATATATTAGGTCTGTGTGATAGCATATATTTAAGAGTATCCATACCGTGATCGTTTCTATCCACAGGTTTATCCAGAACTTCTCCTGTCGGACTACGCTGCCAATAGTAATCACCGAACTCTTCTATCATAAACTCTAGTTTGTCGGATATATACAAGTATGGTGCACCGAGTTCATTGGTTATTGGGTTGCGATGGTTATCTTGTGGTAGAAGATACTGAGATACCTTAACAATTCCGTTTGATATGTCATTGTTACCACGTTCACAGTATATACCGTCCTCAAGCATCATATCTGCTACAGATCGTCCAACTAGTTTCTTGCCTGCCCCCTTTCTACGGAATATGTCGGGATCAGCTAGTATCATGTTGCGTCTATCCACATCATATTCGTCACGTATGCGATTGATCTCCGTTGTATGAAACTCTAATGGCTGTTCCTTTTCATATAACCCATCCATCAAGAACACATTGCCGAAGTTGTCTACGAATCCCATCATATAACAGAATGGTACAGCTAATCCGTAGTCATATCCTTCGATATAGGTTAGATCGGAAGTGGTCATGTGTAATCTACGGTAATAGTCGACAATCGTTGCGTGAGACATGACATGCAAGTTCTCACTAAACATTGGATAGACTAATCCTTCGTAAGAAGCCCATTCACCCATAAGGAAGCGTTGTCGCATCTGCCCTTTGTACGTTGCTTCCAGTGTCTTGATGAAGTCGGCTTCCAGATTGTCTTTGTTCTCGTATGTAGACCCCTCAAATATTTCGATGATCGGTTTGGGGAGTCTATTTTCGTCCAATACGATCTTACCGTTTTCATCTGTCTCACAAAGTAGTTTGTCATTGAATATGCCACGGTTTAAATCGTGGATAGGTTTGACAAGTTCACGATATACCCAATTCCTTGTAGGGTTAGTCGTTATAATGAACCAACGAGGACCACTCTCAGGAAGTGTCTCATCATCAACTGCTCGTGGAGTCATACCACGTAGACGACCTAGCAAATCTAGGAAATCCTTGTGGACAATCTCAGGGTCTTCTATCTGATCAACGATGATCCAGTCATACGTAGCAGACAACAGGTTAGATGTAGTAGACTCGTTACCAGCCTTACCCTGCTGTGCAATATATCGGAAGTTAATCGTTGTACCATTAGACAGCGTACACGTATTAGATGCATTCTGTGATTTAGGGAATGATTCTATCCACTCAGGAGGACACCACTTAATGAACTCTTTTCTAAGTGTGTCATTCAGCTTCGGATATGTTGAACGTGCCATAAGGCCATTGGAACCGGGATAGTTTTTCGCCAGTTGCAAAGCCTTAATGCATGATGCAGCAGTCTTGCCATTAGCAAAACCGCCTCCAAACAATTGTATCTTAGCGTGTGAGCCAAGAAACTGTTCGTTAAGTGATCCTTCAAATACCCGATAAGTAGACACTACTATACCTTATTGGTAACTGCCCAATCGGTATTAGCAGATGTTCCTGTGCCTACATAGTTCTGATGACCTGTGACATCCGTCACACGCTCGCCAACATAGTTAGGGGTAATCGTACCACTAACGTCTGCAACGGAACGGTTAGTAGAACTTAACTTGTTCTCAGGTCCACTGCCACTACGACCGCCACCATTGCCACTAAGCTCTGCGACTGTTGCCATAATCTTTATTCCTCTTCATAGCTGATGCCAACCGTTGTTGGCTGTTTTGAACTGGCTTGTTTTGCTTGGCAGCAGCAGCTTTAGCTTGTTGCTTACCTTTAGCTGTATACGGATAGTGTACGTTTCCTACTTGTGGCATCTTACTTTCCTATCTCAAAGTGTGGTGCATCAATAAATGGTCTACGTCCTTGTGACCTACGCAAGTCTATATACGAGTTCATAGCTCCTTCCATAGAGCCTCCCCATTCACGGATATCATCAATGTGCCAAGCTGCTCCCCAACGAATAGGGACATCTATCATCATAGATGCCTGCCTCATTGCTTCAGCTATATTATCATAGACACTTATCTCCCAACAACCTCTGCGACCTACATAAGCCATTAAATCTACAGCATTACCTATTAGATGATTACTCTTCATCGTCTTGGTAACACCCTTTGCCAGAAGTTTTCTTTGCTCTTCCTCTGTCCTCAATCCACAGATAACTGCAAAGTCTGTATCTGTAACATCAATAGCAACTCGAACAGCATTAACTAACCTTTGGTCAATACCTTTTAAGTTGCCCATTGATCGTTTGCTTAGTCTAAATGGCATCTGTCATTATTCCTAATGCTATTATATATCCTTCGACATGTGTACTGACAGTGTGCTTAACCTTGAATGCATGAGACTGTCTATTCTTAAAGTCTCTGTAATCTACGATAATGTCAACAATAACAAACGTGATAGGCTGTGGAAATGACAAACATCCATTTTCGGATATCATTTTGTTTAGAACTTCTACTACAGCTTCCTCTGACTTTGTGTCTGCCTTAACGATCTCCATGATTATCAGTTCGTTCCTGCATAGAACGTAACTAGATACGTGATCACCTATCTTCCATTTGCTTGCGAATGTTGGCGTAGATTCACAGGATGATATTGCAACAAGAATTATGCCGATAAGAGAAGCCCTTATGACATAAAGGGACACATCAAAATTCCTGGCTTGGCGTGATGTCTATTGTTGGGATGTCTTTGCTTTTCTGGATATACTCAATACGTAATCCACCGTCTACACGAATACGCTGCTCACTCACATCAACAGGACGATGACCAGCACGGTCTAGTATATCTTTGGCTGCTGACTTCTGCATTTCCTGAGATTTGCTGGATAGTAAAGTTATCATTGTGTTGGCTGCATTCTTACTATGACGTAGGAATGTTGATCGAACCTCGTCCGTGTTAGCCTCGACAATGTTGTCTACTATAATCTCTTGGAACTCTTCATACTCATCTGATCCCTTAATCGCATTGACCTGATAGAGTTCGAGTCCAAACTGCTGTGCAATGTCTTCGTCATCTATTCCATATAACGAATAGAACATGACAAGTGCCATCGTATTCACTGACTGGACAGGCATATCCAGATCAGTGAAACGACGGCGGGAGGAAACTTCACTACTTAATGTAGGTACGATAGGTGCAATCTCTTGCTCCATAATCTCACCAGTCATTGTATCAATGACAGTTCCATCATGAAGTTTTAGAGAAGGAATTTTAGCCATCAGCTAGTTATTCCATATTAGCGATTTCGTTTTGTCTTTGTCCCAATGACAGATTAGGCGCAACATAAGTTGGATTTCCTGCCCGATTACTAAACACGTTTCGTAATATATTTCCTGTCTTATTTAACTCTTTTTCCCATCTAGCCATGGAGTCCTGTGGAGGTGCATTTTGTGCTGCTTGATTCCAACCTTCAAACTCGTCCGTAAGATTTAATTGCTCCTGTGTAGGTGCAGATGGCGCTGCTGCTGTAACATTAGACGTATTAACAGGCGCTGTTTGAGCTACTTGATTATCTGGTCCCATTCCTCCTACATCACCGTGAGGAGGACCAGCAAATACTGAAGATTGTAATGGCGCACTTCCCATAGCATCAAATTTATCTGGCTCACTCATTGGCACATTTAACGTACCACCAGCCATAATCCTATCTCGGTCTTGTATATTAGGATTCATCCTCATTAGGTCATCTACTGTGGTATTATATTGTTGAGCGATGTCCCACAGTGTTTCTCCTTTTAGGATGTCGTGATTACCACCCGGTTGTGATCCATACGGCACAGGAGCAACTTCACCTGTAAGATTCATCTCTCCGGTTTCTGATGCATCGACTTCTCTTGGGGCTGAAATAGGAACACCTCTGGATACTGCTTCAGTGTTTCGCGCTTCTGGTTGTGCACTAAACAAGTTAGATATACCGCTACCCGAAAGCAGATTATCAAGAAAGGCTGTAGGACTGTCGTACATACGAACGCCATCCATAGCAGGATAGACTTGACCATCTATCTTAACTACTTCCTGACCATCCCAGCCCCAGTCAAGAAACTTTTGACCTTCGGGTGAGGCAGCAAACTCTTCAACTGATCCCTGAATCATTATGCAATTGTCTCCCCTTTACCACCACCACCATTGCCAGAAGCATCGGTAGGATAGGTAGCGGGAGCACGATTGTTTTCTGTGCCGCCATCAAAGATACCAGTCAAGGTTGTCACATCTGCTGATGTAGTATTCCTTGCTGTCTCTGCTCCGGTATCATCTTTATCACTGTCAAGTACCAGTCCTACTTCATTGATACTCTCGATAGTACGAACACCACCTTGTTCATTACTTGCAGTATTACTTACTGCTTGCACTCTCGAATGAGTTTTAGAAGCCGACGATCCTGCTGACGCGCCTAACAAAGTAAGCATAACTTCGCCAAGTTCGCGGAGATCACGTTTCTTTAACAATCGGTTAAGATGATAACGGTTTGGGGATTTTTTACTAAGCAGTTCATAGTTTTCACCATGTACTGTCTCGAATAGACCACTGTAGTTAGCCATCGCTGTTATCCTTTGTTATGCTAAATGTACTACGTTGTATTGGCAGATAACATATAACCCCTCTCCTCGTCAACCCCCAAACAGTCACGGGCAACGCAGTTGCCCGACCTCAATCAATCTCTAACAATCTCTAACAACACTAAGTACCTGAAATATATACATAATCATCCAGGGTCGTTTATAACATCCATACTTTTGTGATGCGGGGGGATGTCTGATCTGAATTTACGCCTCAGCCAAACAATGAACACCCAGCTTTGGAACAACGGGGGGAGTTCTAAAACCAACAGCAATACCTACCCCCCACCACCGTAACAGCACCACCCGTATCTAAGTACGCTATGTCTGTGAAGGTTGTTGGGTTTAAAGAAATTCTTCCCAACACTCTTTGTTTTGTGAGGCTTGTTCGGTTTAAAGAAAAGTCTCGTCCTTTCAACCATCGATACGGAGAACTAAGATGCGTACAGTAAACACCACGTTTGGCAACCCCAACCTCAGCAACCCGGTGCAGTACCACATCGGCGTTGCTGAGTCAGAGCAGCCCGGACGCTGGTACGTAAAGGTCCAGTTCGGCAACGGTAGCTGGTTCAGAACAAAGAAGGAGTACGATGCCGACAAAGCGAAGGGATTGGTAACAGCGATTGCCAAACACACGAAGAACCGCGACTTCCCCTTCGAGAACAAACATGGAGAAACCATGTTCCAGAAGTACGACCCCAACGTCGAAATCGACTTCTAACCAAGGGAACGGGGAGCTAACAACTCCCCACTCCCTATGGAGGTAACGATGAAGAAGAAGAAACCAGAACTAGACTGGAAACGAATCAACCCCAAACCAATAACGAGAAAGGAGGTAGCCAAGCCGTACTAGTTACGGCCAACCACACGTTACTGTTATCGTGCCTAAGTCAACGTAGAGTGTTATCGTGACTAACATCCCCACCTACTACCACACTCAACCATCACATTCATCATGTCACACTCGTATGATATGTAACATGTTGATATCATGAGACAATTAAAACACACCAGAACAGGTAACATTGCAGTTCTGTGTGGTTGGTTCTTGTGAATAAAGTGTGGTTGGTTTGTGTAGGTTGGTTGGGCTAAAGAAAGGTGCTCACCTATCTGTGTTCTGTGTTTTGTGTGTATTCATATAGGAAATACGACATGAACTATCACATGCGTAAATGGTCATCCGAGGAAATCACCGAAGCTGCTAAACATGGTTGGATAATCAATCCCATAACCGGAGAGTGGAGCAGCGATTGCATCATATGCGGTAAACTCAAAGTTCTACCAAGCACCATGATTTGTAGCGATTGCTACAAAAACTTTGACTGAAACAGGAGATACGACATGTATGATGTCTCATTTGTTAGTGATGTATTAGATGCATTAGTACTACTGATTCTATTCATTGGATCAGTAGGTATAGCAACATTCGTTGCTCACTATCTAACTAAGGAGTAATACCAATGGCAATACCTTCCATCAAAGACCAAGCAATCGATACGTTTATCGAGAAGTCATTCAAGATACGTCGTGTCGAAACTATCCATAAAGATGTATGCGTAATATGTAAGAAAGACGCTAAGAACTTTAAGGATGAACTGTCAAAGAAGGAGTATTCTATCAGCGGAATATGTCAGAACTGTCAAGATAACTTGTTTGCATAAGGAGAAAGTAATGAAGATTGATGATGAAGTTCTTGAAGAAGTACACGAACAACTACGTATCACTTACAACAAAAACTGGAGAGATAATAACGAGTTAGTCATATCAATATCGGGAGTAAAAGGCGACAACCTATACACATTTAATGTGCCAGTTGCTCACTTAAATGAGTCAGTTATTCAACTAAAACCAGAGGACATTGAACGTTATTATGTCCCACAAATAGGAAGTAACGACGATGGGAATTAAACTTGACACTATCAGAAAAGAGTACAAACAACGTAGTGATGGTTTATATAATGAATGGTCACTAGTTAAGGCGTCAGTCGTATATGATGATGTTGATCCTGAGAAAGATTATAACTCATTATGGATCGTGACTGACGTAGTGGTAAATCCTCCCTTGCCGTTGCCAGTAGATGATAGTCGCTCGGGTTAAAGAAAGGTTCCCGTGCACAAATCTTCTCTGTGTGTAAAGGAGTTTGAAATGTCAATGTCTGATGAGAAATTCATTGAGATACTAAATGAATACAATGAACTACCATTCTACAATCTACCCAAATGGATGAGGGATCAACTACGAGTTCGCAACATAAACTTTGAACGCCGTAATCCTACTCATTGGGAGATGAAAGAGAGTGAATACGATGCATTAGAACATCGGATACATAGAAACGAACTGACAGCTAAAGACCTAATCGAAATATACCAACACAAAAAGGAGAATGAATATGTTTAACGTCGGAGAATACATCCAAAGCCTTGACATCTCACCGGATGATGAGCGGCTTTTAGAGTTTAAACGGTTAGCCACAGCTAAAGAGCTTATCCTTGATGATGCATATCTATGTCGAGCATCATTTTGGGGAGAGGCATCGGCAATGGAAAATCAGTTGGAATACCTTGGAGGTAATTACCTTCCCAACTTAGAGCGCCGAATAAATCAACTCGAAGGTAGTGGATTTCTATCTGAGAATGATCTTAGCGTAAGCTGGTTTGCTAACGAAGATCAGCCACATGTTAATGACGAAGTGCCAGCAGATGAGAAGTCTGCTAATGTGAAGGATCAGATTGACCAAGTACTATATAAGATGAGTACAGCAGCAATCGGATTCATCGTTAACGTTCATAAACATGATGAGATTAGTAAGCAGTTAGAGCAACTGTCATATACAGCTATCAAAGCCAGGGCAGCAGCTAAACGTGCAGCTAATCGGTAACTGACGCATCGGGGTAACTTGTTAGGAGTTACAGGATCAGAGCGAGGGATAGGGAACTGATCCATTACGAGTATGAAAGGAAGACGAATAGTATCATTCCACGAAACCAAACCTTTAAGCATAACGGACTTATCTATAATGTTAGCTTGAAAAGTCGTCTACAGCTTAAAACAAGCACGCACTACTAGTAAGTCACAGTCATACACATGACTTATGCAAAGGTGGTAGCAATATAACGTCGAATGATTATTCGCGGACCTGAGCATGTCTTAAAACTACTCACATTTTTATTTTGTCGAGGGCTTAAAGAAATGGAACGTCCACTTCCACGCTCATTCCCACTGCCAATCGAACTTAAACGCCTGAGATTAGAGCGTAGTTACAATAACGATGGATGGTGTATATGGTTAATGGCTAACGGTGAGTTCACCATCGGGACTTACGTAAAATTGTGTGATGATGGACAAGTGCTACGAATCACGTTACATCCTGATGGTAGTGAGAGTATATACGAGGTTAGTGATGGCTAGAAAGAGTAACACTCCACATGGTGTATTTAAGCACATCGATATGAAGGAAGGTGATACAGATGCGTGTTGGGAATGGAAAGGCAAAGTCAATACCAAAGATGGCAGACCATACTACACGGTGGAAGGGTCTCGACGCCCAGCTTATAGGTATGTACTTGAACTCTACACAGGTGAGGAGAAGGACTCAAAGACGTTGGTACTCCACCAATGTGATAACAAAATCTGTTGTAACCCTCATCACCTACGTTGGGGAGATCATCAGCAGAACATGGACGAGATGAAAGAACGGGACCGACATGGCCTACCCAAAACTGTAGTGCGAGCCATACGGAAACTGTTGGACCAAGGGCGCACCCATCGGGAGGTAGCCGATTTATATGGTGTGTCTCGTGAGACAATCACTGCCATAAATAATGACAAGGCGCACAAAGATGTAGGGGGTTGTTGACATGGAGATACTATATATAGTAGCGTCATAGTGACATTACATTTCTCCGTGTCAAGTCAAGCATAACTAGCCCCCGGATACTCCCATTTCCGGGGGATTTTTTATTGACAATTACT